GCGTGTTGTAAGCCCTCTTCAGTAGAGTAAGCATCTGGGTTATGTGTTCCACCAGACACTATATTGCTGATTTGTGCTTCTTTCTCTGCCGCGTGTTTTCCCTTACCTTCTTGACCTTTTATATCTGCTTGATGATGAGCTTTCATGGCACTCTTTAAGTGCTCTGGATTCTTTGAACGCCAGTCTTGTTCAAACTTATCGTCCATATCCATCTGTGCAATAGGATCTGCATTCTTGTAAGCATCTGAATTAGTCATTTGATTATAAGCGCTTTTTCGATCACCATGCGACTGATTTCTTGCTTCAATAAGATTACCCTGATGTGCAAGTTGTGGATTCTTAGAAGGAATAGCTTCCAGTTTACCCATCTCTCGAGCCCTATGTTCTAGAGGACGAGTATGCTGTCGCATAGCTACAATTTCTTCTCTTGATGGCTGTCTAAAACGACTAGATTTAACTTTTTCCTCTGGCACTTCTTCTTGTGCCGCTTGGGGAGTCGCTTCTGGCTCTTCACCGACGTCTTCTGCTACACCTTTTTGATGAGCATCTTCGTCTTCATCATCGCCATATTCTTCATAATCATTTTCTTCTTTACCGTAATTAGGATCATTTTCTCTTAGAAAATCTTCTCCTTCATCTGGCTCTTCTGTTTCCTCTTGTTCATCTTCTGGTTCTTCACCGGCAGCAAGACGAGCTTCTTCTTTTCTTGAACGTTCTTCTTCTTCATCTGGATCATAATCCCTAGTAGTGCTAAAATCTTCAGGATCATAATCGCCTTCAATTGCTATAGGTCCTGATCCACCCTCATCGTCTTCTGATTGTTCGTCAGACATACGTCTACGAACCTTCTCTAGAATAGTGGCAAACTGCTCTATTGTTTCTTCTTCGCTCTTATTCATCTTTTGATAGATAGAATTAGTTAAGGCCCAATACTTATCGCCATCGCCCTCTGATAGAGTTTTACTGGCAGCTTTCTTAGCCTTAGCCCAACGCGCTTCATCTGCTGGAGTCTTTATAAATGCTGGCATTATTTCTTTCCAAACTTTGCTTGTAATGCTGCTGGCAATTTAGATACATCATATGCAGGTTTAGGTACAGCTTCTGGAGCTTCAGTTGTTGGAGGCGAAGCTTGACGATTACCAAACTTTGCTTGTAATGCTGCTGGTAAGTTAGATACATCCTCTTTAGGGACTGCTCCAGTATGATGTGGCATCTTTTCTAATTCCATACCCTCAAAATGATGCTTTGGTTTTACTTTACCGCGGGTCTTGAAACCTTCTGGATCTTTAGTATAGTCACCTTTAACTTTATCTGTCCATTTTTTACTATGTTCACTATCGTGCCAATTATGCATCTTATCGGCAAAATCTTCTGCTTGATTAGCAAACTCATCTTGAGTCATGTCTTGTATTCTATGAACAGGGTGAAAATCAAATGGATGAGAGGTAAAACCTTGAGTATCTTCAGCCACTTCAGGATGTGCAAGAAATGCCTCTTTAGTATCTATCTTTCCAGGGTTGCCTATTTGTGTCTCTTCAAACGGATATCCACCTTTATGAGGCGATGTTTCAGAGTCTGGGTGTTCACCATGCGGAGGCATCTCTAGATATCTATAATCTGGAACAGATCTAGAATTCTTACTTCTAGGCGTATTGCTAAGTCGACGACGTAAACCTTTAGTTCCTTCTTTTAATTTTCCAGTAGTTTCTGTATTGCGCTCGGGTGAGGTATAGTTTGTTTCCCACGATTCCATAGGAATATAATCTAAGCCAAGCTGTTGATTAGAGTGCGGTGAAGCTTTACCAGCAAGATGCATCAGTGGAACAATCTTATTCAGATGCTCATCGGCAGCTTTTCTATCACCACGTTTTAATGCTGCCTTGTGATGAGCAACGTGATGGGCAAGAGCATCGCGCATCATCTCCACATCTTTGTTTTTCAACTGACTTGCAAACGCCGTAACTCCAGCATTTGCTTTTGCGCCCATTCCTGCACCAGGTCTAGCCATCTTCTCTAGATGTTCTATGATCTTATCCGCTATGATTTCATCTTTCATCATGCAGATAAGCGTATGCAATGTTGGATTGTCTACTGACTTCTTTAGAAGCAATTCTCTGAAACTGTTAAGTTCCATATTATGTAGAAGCGTTTACGCGAATGTTGTTGCGACCTGTTTGTAAGAAAGCAGCAGCTCCGCCAATTACAATAACGCAATTAATTGGCTTAGTGTCGTAAGGTGCAGCTCCGGGAACTCCACTGCCAGCATTAAAGATGATTATTTCGCCAGTTGTCATCGTTGCAGCAAGAATACCATCAATGGTAACAGTAGTTGCGCCAGTGGCTCTTACTCTAAAGGTTGTAAAAGGTAACATATTAACGGTCCCTGTGGCACCAGAAAGTTGTTCTTCCCAAACCGTTCCCGTTTCTGCATGCCTAAGGGACTGCGACGCTAAATTAGCTGTTCTCATTGGTATCTCCTCATAGGACTATTATACCTTATACGCCAGCCAATTACCCGAACCTATGTTCGGGAACTATTTCTTGAATAACTCATACAATGACTTACGAAGCCTATGTTTTGGAGTGATTCCGAGAGGTTCAAACATCTTCTCATACTTGATCACTTCATCCCAAGCTTCTACTTCAGAACCCCAAGCAAACTTCTCATTTGCTTCAATCTCTACAAAGCGATGTAACTCATTGAGATTCTTATCATAAACGACATAATACACTAAAACAACCCTATCAAGGAATGCAATCTTGCACGTCTTAAATATGCTAAAATTGAACTTATATCCCAATAGATCTACAAAAGCAGCTACACTTTTGGAAGACTTTCCATCAGTGGGTACATTTACCTCTACGCGGTTATTGTTGTTAGCGTCAGTTGTCTTACGCTTGATAGTGAGCTCACCCATGTGATCGTGATACCTATAACGTATGAACTCATCATTGTCGTTGATAAAATAATCATCATAGGAGCTAACCATAATCCACTCAGGATCAAGAGGTTGAACCAACTTAACGAAGTCATCCATCTTAATGTCGTCTGCGTAGTATTTTGTTTCGACTTCTTTAAATTCCATTAAATGCTTTTCTAGCCTTATCTAAATTAGATTGTCTATAAATTTTTCTGCTTAAACGTAAACAGTTCTTGCAATTAGCGGTCATTTTTAATGGATTTTGCGACTTCACATAGAAGTGAATTGATTCTTTAATAAGATTGCATTTAGTACAAGTTTTCATACTATTTATTTATTCCCAATTTTAAAGAAGCGCACTTATCTTTAGAGAATAAGTTAATTCTATCTCTTGTTTCAGAGCCACATGATTTGCAGCGATACTTTTGAAACTTACTAACATTAGTGCGATAGAAACCATTCTTAACATGATCTTTGCTGCCACATTTACAAATATGCTCTAAATTATCATGATACACATTGAAGTTGATAGATGTTTCCCAAGGGGCAAATACATGATATAACTCTTCTAAAGAGAGAACGTCATGCTTGTTGTAGAGCTCCATCTCAGACCAAGCCTTGATATTGTTTTTTAAACACTCTCTCCATAGTTCATGACCTGGAAACTCTTTATGCTTCAATTTCTTATATTTTACGCAGAACTTCTCTGTCATGTATTCTAACTTATATGAAGGGAAATTGAAGTTCTTTTGTGCAAGAAGTTTTGTGTCAATATGCTTATAGCTAGCTGTAGGACCAAAACCATGCAACAGAAATTGGGCATTCAATTTCTTTTGATCGAATGACTTGCCATTTTGTGTAATCACCACATCTGCTTGATCTAGTAAACCCCATATAACTTTTAATATTTCTTTATCATCTTCTACTTTAGGTGAGTTACGCTGATCCATGTACATCACTTCAGTATCAGGAGAATTAAGCCATTTAGCACTCCAACTGAGAACATGCCAATCAGATATCATCTGACTTAATCCCACATTGTTGTCCCACAATCCCCAGACATGGGCTAGAATTGGAGCGGTCTCAATATCAAATATCAGTATCTTTGCTCCTTCTGCTGGTGGAGCATACAGTTTAGTTTTATTTTGTTTTTTGGATTTAGCCTTAGCCATGATCGTCCTTACAAGTTTAACGAGCGCAGAATCGCGCTATGCACTTCATCTATCGACTTACCATCTACTTCTATTTTAACAGTATTAAAGGCCCCAGACATAAGATTCATCTTATATGAGACATCCTTTATAAAATCACTTCCCCGAGATTCCATAGCATCACCAGTCTCAAATTCTTGCTTGGCGGAAAGAGCTTTTTCTAAACCCTTCTTGTGATCTCCTATAAGGTATATTACCGAATCATAAATTAGCTCAGGGGTCGATGTGTCGAAGTGTAGGCTACGAGGATATGCAGATTCTATATTCTGCTGTGCCATTCGTTGAAGATCTTTCATATCATTCCCGCACGCAGCACCATAAGCATATCCACTTAGAATACCACGGTCCTGTATGATGAAATCATACTTAGAAAGAGCAGGAACAATAACTTGTTCTAGATGAACAGATCTTATAGCCTGAGAGATAAACTCTCTAGCTGGTTTTGTCATCTCTACGTCGTACTTGTTATCAAGCATAATGCCGCGCAAGGTCATTGTAAGGGGAGAGTGCATAGATCCTGGTTCTTTAGTCATTAAGACTGACAATCCCTTTGATCTTAAAGCATGCGCCAATAAGGTTGTCTGCGTTGTTTTACCAACACCCTCTGTACCTTCAAAACAAATATATTTTGCCTTCTTCATAATATTATTATACAAAATTCAAAAATACTTGGTCTAGATTAGATCTTGGGCTTTACTGGGACGGCAGCTTTAACTTTACTAATCATAGCTTGATGCTGAGGGTCAGGATTGCCATCGTGTTGGCCAGTCATAACTTCATTGTGATATTCATGAGTTCCCTGTCTATCTCCATGTGGCATAGATGACCATGCATTAGGAGATAGACCATAGTGAATATAAGCTGGATTGTAATCTTTCATATCGGTTGGATAGTGCTCTTTAGGTATTTGACTAAGCAATGCATGGGCATCATCTGTCGCACCGTTGTTATGTAATTCATTGGCTAAATCAAGATGCTCTTTTACAGTAGATGCTGCTTTATTGCCTACAATCTTGTTTCTTAATGCAGGAGAAGCTCCCTTATTACTCTTTACTTCTTTAGGTGTCCATGCATTAGGATCCTTATCCTGACGCTTAGCATGTGCCTCTAATTCCCTATAGGTCATATCAGAACCAGGAACTTTGGTGCTACCTTTTATTTTTTCTTCATGTTGACTAATTATTGCTTCTAATTTTGCTCTTTGCTCAGGATCTTTAACTGTATTAGCGTGATCCTTTAACACTTTTACCTGATCAGGTAGTAAAGCATCTTTTCTCTTCTTATTTTCTGCTCTCTCTTCAGCAACTTGTTCTTTGAGTTTACTAGTTTGTTTATCCACAGTAGAGATATTCTTTTGCTGTTTACCGCGATTAATCTCATCCATCTTCTGTTTAGCAACTTTACCAGCCTCAGATAGTTTTGCAACCTGATCTCTGGTACGTTGTCTATCTGTATCACTTACAGGCATAGGAAGATTTGGATGATTAGCTCTCAATATAGATCTTATATTGGCCATAGCTTCTAACTTTTCAGCTTGAGTTGCATTTGGATTGTTTAACACATTAGAGTGAGCCAGCATGTCCTTTGCTGTCTTACCGCCAATTGCTTTCATGAAATCTTCATGTTTGTACAAGTCTTCTAACTTATCTATATAAGACATATAACCCATTATACAAATAAAAACGGCTGAACAAGTCAGCCGTTTTCACTTTAGAATATTACTAAATTTTTACTTTCCGACATTTTCGAAAAGACAGTTGAATCGAGGAGTATATACGAAAAGAGCTCCGTACATAACAATCGCGAACTCAAGAGCAGTTGTTACAATGGCGAAGTTGATCTTCGACAGAGGAGCCAATTGCTTGAACTTCATACACTCAGCACTCATATCGAGCAAGAATGCTTCGCCAAGACCAGCCATCAAATAACCAGCCAAGAGGTAAGTTGTATTACCAACGTTAGCAAAGTTACCAGCAAAATTCTCAGTACCAACAGCACCGCCAGCAGCAGAGATGTACACTTTAATGTACTTCACTCCAGAAGGCATGTTTGTCACGGTAAGCTGAACATTTTGACCAACGGTCAAGGTTACAGCAGGAGCTTGATAGGGCTGTGATTCGCCAGCATCATTCACACAAGTAACTTTGATTTGGTATGTTCCAGCGGCGTATGTTGAACCAGTACCTGAGGCTGCGGTAGCTACAGCGAACGATCCAAGCTGAGGAGCAAGGGTGCTTACAGCTAGCGAACGTGCAGTAGAACGAGGACGCAAGAACAAGTTAGGTTTAAAGTCGATGTTACCGGCAGTGGTAACCATCTTGCTGACATCGTAACCAACAGTTTGGCTAGCGAGACCAGGAGCAGATCTAAATTGAGGATAGAACTGTTTAACGAAGGCTGATAAAGCAGCTGGTTCGATGTGCAGTTCAGAAGGAGAACCGAAGTTCTCAAGAGCGATAACAGCCAATTGCTCGATATCGTCTTGGGCGATAACGTTACCAGCCAAGTTTTGTGCGATAGATTGAGTATCGCCATAGCCAGAGAAATCACCGGATTGCTGAAGAACGTCTTGATCGCCTTTTAATAGCTGTTTCAAGATACCGCTCATAGCGATTGTGTTTGCAGGAAGATCGCCGTCAGCACCATTACTGATACCAGTCAAACGATTCAAGAAGTGAGAGTTACCCCAGTAGAGTTCACGCTCAACATTCTTAAGAAGGTGCATTGTTCCCTCTTTAGCTTGTTGTGCAACAATGTCGCCAACAGTCGTGCGAACCAATGTCATCTGGTGACTGACCTTACGGCGAGTACCAAAGAACACGATCTTTTGACCGTCTCTTACGTATGTTGAATCTTCTTCAATAGGCGCGCCACCTTCTCCGATATAGGGAGCTGAATCAGAACCATAGCTAATTAAGCGATTGTACTGTTCAAAAAGGTTATAAGCCTTATCGACGGAAATTGCTGGCCAAAGCTTCAAGTTCTTCATGTCGAAAGTTACACTCTTAAGAGTAGCTTCCAATGATTCTGCCTGAAGAACGCCACCATAGGTGAGATCCGTAGGTTTGCCTGCACCACCGTAACCGGCTGTGATGGCTTTGTTCAAGGCTTCGACGTCGGCCGCAGATACGAGACCTTGGTCCATTCCTTGCAAGATTGAGTTTACTGCATCGTTCATTTTCGTTCTCTCCTTTGATTACGAAATCTCGTACTTTTTAATAATTTGTTGAAGGTCTTGTCCCATTTCAACTCTAGCAATGTCTGCAGAATCAACACGAGTACCTGACTTCTTTAAATCAAACAATTTGTTAGCGACCTGTGACTTACTAAGTGGTTCAACTTCACTATCAGATTTAAACAATGGTGTCGATCTGATGGTTGCACCCTTAGGAGCTACAGGTTGATCCGCAATCTTGTTTACAAGATCAAGGATTGTTGTCAACTTGTCTTCAAGCGGTTTTACGCGCTCTTCAACATAACTTTTCATAAGCGATTCTGACTCTTCCAACGATTTTTTCATGAAAGGGAATGATTTTTTGTCATCTCCTCCTTCGTCTTTTTCGTCCTTGTCGCTATCTTTTTTCTTTTTCTTATCGTCTTTTTTATCGTCTTCAGACTTAGACGTTTCTGTCCAGTGAGTTTCACCAGGATCAGCTTTGCTGTTAGTACCTTCGGTACCACGAACTTTGCCGCCGCCTGTTTGTTCACGAGGTCCAGCACCTTTATCGCTGCCTTCGCCCCAATGAACCGGACCTGGATCTGCTTTTTGATTTTCGCCTTTATCCATGTCTTTATCCTCATCTTTGTCGTCGTCAGCGTCTTTGTCATCTTCATCTTTGCACATTTCAGCTTTTTTAGCATCCAGTGCGCCGTTAGAGGGCTTACCAGCGATACCATCGCCAGGTCCTTCTATCTTAATTTCTGAAGCAGAAAACCTAGATTTGCGCAATTCGTCCAATTCTTGGAGCGTCTCGTCAATCAGGTCAGTAATGCTTTTTGTAAGATTCTTGTCCATTATGCGCTTTCCTTATAAGTCAAAATTATTGACCCATGTTCAATAGATCGCTTTGACCACGGATTCTTGCTAGTTGATCGCCGGGCATAGCTGGGTTACCGAAACCGCCGCCGCCGTTTGTGTTACTTGCAATAACGATGTCATTTGCGAAAGAAGCCATACTAGCAAACACTTGAAGACCAACAGGTCCAGCAATTACGTTTGCTGCAGTTGTTCCACTAGTTGATTGAAGCAGAAGTTGTCCAGGATTAGCAGATCCAATACCAAGGTATGGAGATACTTCAGGACTAACTCCACCGATTCCAGCAGGACTGAAAGTAGATGGGAGGTAGCTAACATAGTAAGTAGTACTATCGCCAGTTATTGAAATAAGAGGTTCAACAACGTTGTTAGGCAGGTTAGGATTTTGAGCAGTAGTCTGCGTAACCTGTCCTTGCGTAGCAACAGTAAAACCCATAATTTGCAGGTTTCTAGCGAGTTTGTTTAAGATCATTTGGGCATTAGTTGCCATGAGCGTTCTCTCCTTTAAGATATGAGTAAAGACTCAGATTAAGTATCAATATACCATGGCTCTTTAGTTAAACACTTGTTCAATGTAGTGAGTGTGGTATAGTATAGGTATGAATAAAGTATGCACTAAGTGCAATAAAGAAAAATCGATAGAAGAATTCAATAAACGATCTGATTCTAAAGATGGAAAAGATATTTACTGTAAAACATGTAAGAGTGAAATGACCAACAAATGGAAAAAAGAGAACCCCATAAAGTTAAAACAGTCTAAAAAAATAAGTGATAAAAAATGGTATCAAAATAACAAACAACGTAAGACCAATACAAACAATCGATGGAAAGAAAACAATACTGAATATGTTAAGGATTGGTTCTCAAGTTATAAAAAAGAAAGAGAAAAACTAGATCCATCGTTTAAGATGGCCAATAAGATAAGAAATAGACTTTGGTACGCCTTAAAAGGCAAAAATAAACACTGTAAATTCGATGAATACACAGGATGCAGTAGGCAAGATTTAGTTATATATCTAGAATCTTTATTCGAACCGGGTATGACTTGGGATAACTATGGTAAGTGGGAAGTAGATCATAGAGAACCTTTATTTAAGTTTGACCTCACCGATATTAAACAACTTAAAGATGCTTGTAACTATACTAATCTTCAACCTATTTGGAAAGAAGATCATAAAAAGAAAACTAAGAAGGATTTACTTTCTAGCAAGTAAATTATAAAGTTTTTCTAACGAAAAAGATGTTCCGCACGAGCGACATTTAATTTGATGTTTAGCGTGAATTTGTTCTTTGCCACAGTTATCGCAAGTAACATATTTAAAACGTGGTCTACCGTCGTCAAGAGACTCAGATTGAACTACATTTCCACCTGTCATCGAAGTAGGTGCACCTGCTCCACCGTATCCAGCCATTAAAGCTTTCTCAAGTGGTTTCTTTTGCTGGGCTTTTTGTGGTTGTAATTTTTCTAACTCTTTCATAACATCCTGTACATATGGATGCTCCTGTATTGACTTCATTCCGCCTTCATGATATTTATTCCATGAACCTTTTAAACCATTAAGCCAAGAATAGGCAAGCTGCTGATCGTTTTTAGTTTTGCCTTTGTTTCGTTTCATTAAGGCTATGGCAAATTCAGCTGCAACTTCAGGATCAGAATTAAACTTATCAGTGAACATCTTATGATTGCTCTTCATATCTTTTGATGCTTCTGCAAGCTCTGGATACTTATTAGCAAGTTCAGAGTCTTGTTTAACAATATAGGCAGCAGTATTTGGCATCATTCCAAAGGTTCCACCAGCCGTATGGCCATATTGAGAACTTTTCTTATCCTCTACGGTCTTATGATTAATATTCTTTCCGCCACTAGACTCTTTCATTCCTATGGCGCCCAGTAAAGGATATTGCTTAGAAACACTTTGATAGACTTTTTCATGCTGTGGAATTTGAGCAACTTGTTTTTGCTCTACAGCAACAGGATCAGGTGCAGGAGTTTGAGCATTCATAGGAGACAATGCGGCAGTTGCGCTCAATGCAGCAGCGGCAACATTTTTACCGATACTCTTCTCCATATCTTGATCATTAATACTCTTCATCATATCTTTGATTTCTATAATATTTTTATGTATCTTATGCTCTATTGCCTTCTCTAGGATCTTTTGTTTAGAGGGTATGTGTAAATCACCCTCTATTCCTAGATCCTTCATTAGAGAAACAAGTTTTGCAAGATTGTGTTGAACCTTGGATGCTGATGCATCTCTTGCTATATGTCTAAACGACGGGACATTAGTCTCGGCTAAGTGAAGAACGGATTTAATTAGAATGAGGTCTGTTTCCCAGGAAGTGGCTGTCTTATCTAGGTTAAGAGGTTCAACAAGTGTAGCGTTATTTGCTGGAACAAAGGTCAAAGCACAGGAATGAATCTTGGTTCTAGCTAATATACTTGGATCTCTAACTCCACGAGCTATAACTCCACCTTCCACGCTAAACTTTAACTTAAGAGGAGAGTCAGTTTTATGTATATTTCTTAGTATTGCCGCAGCCGCACGTGCGTTACTGTGGTCTTCATCATCAAAGAGATAACCACGCCCATAAATATAGGGAGCAGTTATTTTGTCCCAATAATACTTTTGTCTGTCATCGTCACAGTCTTCTGCCTTAAATATCTTCTTGGCAAATGTAACTCTACCTACTATAGAACTAAATGACTTTCCATGGTTATCGTTAAAGCGACCTCGACCAGCTTCAAGTTCACTTATATCGGCACCCTCAATATCAAGGACTTCTCCTTGCGTATCTCTTAAAGATGAGCCAAAAATTCCGTCTATTTCCAATGGTTTGCGTTTATTCATTCTCTACCAATCTAAAAGATATTCCACCGTTTGATTTTCTTTTTCCAGTAAAACTATCTCTTATCTTAACAACAGAGATACTTAAAACCTTAGAAGCTTCGGCAATGGATTCAAATACTTGACCAGTTTCAACACACTGAACTCGCTTACGATGAGGAGAAGTAAGAAGTCTTACTTTTGAATATTCTGCTAGTTGTTCTTTATCAGATATCAATTGTTGACGTGCTTTTCTTGTGCTTTCTTTCCATGATATAGAATTACATATCTCCTTCATGCGTACACATTGTGCTTCCTTTTCCCCCGGTTTAGCCCATCGCTCTCTAGCACGTGCAGGATCAAGGAGAGAAACAGTTCTACATGCATTATAGCCATTCTCACTTTTAAATGACTCATAATAATCAACCCAATATTGCTCTCTCGAGCATAATTGGGTTAAATCATTAACAAGTTCTAAGATTTCATACTTAAAATAAGTTGAATCAATATTATATGATTTTTGTAAGTGATCAGAATGATGCTTATTTTTACTAAGACGATAACGATGAACACGCCATCTTTGATATATGTCTTTAGATGAGCCAATATATCTTTTATTGTTTTTATTATTAGTAATTGAATATATTCCAGATTTTTTGTCCACGATAATATTATATCATGTTAACTGGCCTAAAAGTAGATCATGAACAATCCCTAAGCTGGATCTACCTGTAAATTTTATAGTCTTCTGGACTTGACTCTTCGACTACCTGCTCATCGCCGCTCTTCATTGAACTGAAGGTCTCACTTTCGCGCATCTTACTTAAACCAGTCTTCTCTATCTTCTTTATAGAATCAACTGAAACATTAAGGAGTGCAGCAAGCTCTATATCGGAAACCGCTTTGTCTTGGGTGAACTCAGAAAGATATTTGAAAAAACAGTAGTGAGCAGATTGAGAATCTATGGCCCATGGACAACCAGGGAGACTAGACTCTTCCTCTTCGGTAAGTTCACGACCTGCATTTCTTATAGTTTTCAAACGAAGTACAGCTAAATCACACCACGTTTCTGGCATACCCAATAATTGTTTAGGACAACGGGGATCCATTTTAGTTTTTGGTTTATTCACTGTTGCCCTTCTTAAGGTTATCTTGCCACCACAAGGGCTGTAAATTAGTGTAATAGCAGGCCTCTTTAAGTTGTTCTTTGTTGGACAAGTCAAATTTACTAAGCGGTTTAATATGATCTATGTGCCAACCAAACTTACCATAGTTATTCCAAGTCATACCTGATTGAAATTTAGTTTCTAAATATACCCTAAATTCTTGTATAGAACAACCCAGATTAGAAACCGCAGAACCCATTTTTTGATTATTTTTTAGTGCATTATTCAATCTTCTACGAAGTGAGTCTCTTAAGCGAACCTCTGGATCTAATTTTCTAGATAAAGAGCGTTTTTCTGAAGTAGATTTTATGTAATAATCTTTGTTACGATTATAAGTATTTTTAGAATGAATAGCTGTTTTATCTTTATTTAAAGATTTCCACAAATAACCATAATGCTTTTTACATAAACCGCTCCTAGAGCGGTTTGTAACTTCACTATAACAACTATTCTCTTTGCATTTCATTACTCTTCAACAATCTCAGGAACGATAGCTACTAATTCCTTTTTAGGATTACGTATAGCCAACAACTCTACTAGATGATCTAGGTTGTTCAACTGAACAGTGACTCTATCGCCCACTGTTTTACCAGTTAACTCTGTTATCAAAGCAGGAACACCACAGTCAATAAGTTTCAATCTAGAACGAAAGATACCCATGTCTTTGCCTTCTGCGCTAGAAGCTACAGAAGTAATGGTGACAGTACTGTCCTCTGTTGCAGTATCTGCTTGCTCTAAATTCTCTTTCTTATCGGCCAAGATAGACGCTGCTTCAAAATCAGTTAAACGATGGCCGTTAGCAATGCCATCCAGAACCGTAGAATCAAGATTTAGATTCTCTTTAATGGCTGTATACTTATATTGCATCTCATACATCTGATTCATTGCATTCTGAAGATCATTAGCCATACCTTGGATATTGTCCATAAGTTGCTTTGTCATCATCTGCGTGATCTGAATAGAAGTTTTCAAGTTCTGAACTTCTGTCTCTAGACTACGTACTTTCTCTTTTTTAGATGCCTGTGCTGGTACTCGGAATCCGTTTTGCATTAATGATCTCCTTTAGATATGGCTCTTTTATACATTTCTTTATAAAAACTTACTTCTTCTTTGCTGAAATTTAGTTCTTGTGATGTTGTACCGAGTAATTTCCCTAACTTAGTATTGAGGAAAGTGCGAAGCTCATTCTCAAGCTCATCATAGATTTCACCCTTGGATTTTAAAATCCGCTTGGAAATGATTTCATTGATTGCGTTAGCTTTTTCGAGTCGGAGCTGCTCAGCTGTAAGTCCCCTTGACTTGATTTTAGGCCCAACTTCTGGAGTAGAGCCCTCAGACGCAGTTTCTTTATTAGTCGGTTCATTTTTACCATTATCGACTGATGTATCGGATCGTTCGGCTGCGATTCTTCCTGCATCTGGATACTCCTTCAAAAAACTAGGCAACGTTACGAGCTCAAAACGATAGTTATGGGCCATCTGAGAAAACAATGCTTTTGCCTTTACAAACTGTTGTTTTGTTAACGGTTCTTTATTATCTACACATCGCTTCCAATGTTCTTCATGCTGAGGATCATACATAAGTATACGTTTAGTACTAACTGATTCTTCGATCTCACGGATTATCTCTATATCCTCATCATTAAGGAGAGGTTTCCTGCCATATATAGTGGACCAGACCAATTCACCATAGTGAGAGCGATCCATCACTATATCTTTAGCCGCAGCTGAACTAACTATGTCAACCATACTTTGTAAGTATTGATCTGAAGTAGTTCCCTTAGGGGGAGCTGAAAGATGAATAAGTTCATAACCTAGGGATTGGTAGTAGTTAGCAACTGTAGATTTTCCAGTTCTATCCAAGCCCTCTAGGATAATTAGTGCCATATATCTCCTTCAGCGATTTGCTGAAGGTATTATACGAAATAATTATTATTCAGGTGGATGATTAAGAGGATTAGCAACAACCTTACCACCTATATTAGATGATTTACTAGCGCCAAACTGCTTTGCAGCATCACTTAGCGGATTACCACCTCCACTGTGACCAACAACATCTGCAGCAGCTTGAGCCTTAAGTTGCTCTATTTCCATCTTATGTTTCTCGCCATCGCGATCATGTGCAGCCTCGGCGTGACGATGCTTCTGCTCGTTCAGTTTTAGGTCCTGTTCGTGCTTTTGCTTATCCATGTCCATCTGCTGTTGTTCAGCACTCTGCTGACCTGCCGCTTGAGTCTTCTGATCTTTGGCTTGATCTAGTGCAAGTATTGTTTGTTGCCAGCTCATAAATGCAGGATCACCAGGGATATATTGAAGTTCTCTACGCTTAGAAGCATCTTTATCTCCAAAGAATGATTCTCTAATCTCACCTCTAGTATAGTTCTTCTCAACAAGAGCCCAGAAGGCCTGATTAAGAGGAAGATCGGCGCCAGGATGTTTGATCTTATCTTTTTGTGATTGGATTAGCAGATCGTTCATGCTCTTCCATACAGTCATCTCTGCCTGCATTTGAGCTATCTGAGTCTGAGGAGTCTCGTCTGTGTAACCAGTAAATACAAACTTATATTTATTAGATAGGCCATCATCGATTGCTGGGATGATTTCGCTGTTTATTAGATCCTCTATGAACATAAGGATTGGATATAGGCCACGTTCTCTGGAGTACGCGATCTTGTATTCATTGTTGGCCTGTTGCGCCGGAGCACGTCCATTAGCGCTTATAAGGTAATCTAAACCAAGCTCAACAGGGTCAATATTAAACTGAGTACACACAATTCTCATAAGATGGTTATTGAAGTTAATATATTCCATCTCTTTAGCAGAAGCAGACATCGGAACCCATTGAACTTCATCAAGTCCAGCTACAATTGGAGTACGCCAGGCATTTTGAGTGCCACTAATACTGTTATAGAACTGACGACGGAAGTTCATAAGTTGAGATTGAGTAACTGTACCTTTTAAGTGCAATACTCCACGTGCGGCATAACCATGCGTAAAAAAGTTAGAGTTATAGTTCTCAACATTCAAATGATTTGTAATAGTAATGATAGCAAGTTCAAGAGGAGAATAGCAGTAGCCATTAGAATCAGCAAAATTCTGAGGATTAAAATTCTTGAAGATCATATCCTCATCGCCAAAATGGGCAAGTGGATGCATGTTATAAGACATCTGAACATATTTATAGTAGTCAACTGCAACTTCATTAGTTGTCTGATCCTTCTTAGGATCATTGTCACTCAATATACCACCATAGGTTTGTCTAGCAGATTTTTCTTCGTTCTTAATCTGATCCTTAGAGAGTCGCTTATTAAGTAAGTAAACAGACTCTGCAGGTAAAGGACGAAATCTGTGCATTCCGCCAGATCTTGTCTTTACTTTTTCAATACTGACATGTCCAAAAG